GCATACCATTTGCACTACTGAGCTTTGTCAGGGTGCCGGTTACAGTCTGCTCGTTTATAGTTACTTCAATGGACTGACCTTTAGCTACTCTTTCAAGCCAATAAGCCAAATCCAATAAAAAAGTGCTATTAGCCAATCTCTCATAATCCGTGAAGGACTGAAAAACTGCATATAGCATGAAGTTATGTTGTCTGTCTTGATTCCCGATGATATCCTCTTTCAGCAGCTGGTCACCGGTTGGATATAGTCCGTAATTGTCCGGATCATCCTCGGTGTAATCAATGTGCAAATCAGATATGTTTGGGAATCCCATGACCACATCTTTCACTAATTCGATAATATTCATCTTCCACCTGCGACCTTCTGAGCGCCCCGGAGGATCTGCTCTTTTTTATCAGCCTTCATACGCTCAAACCAAAACGGACCGGCTAGTGCATTTTTGCTTGTGTTATGCTCAAGATCCTTATCGGTAAGCACCTTACTTTCTCCATGGCTCCATGCGCTACCGGTAATTGATGATACCATCAACTTCCCATAATACTGATATCTTGCATAAGGTGCGGTCTGGTTGATTTCGCCGGATCCGATCCTTGTTCCTAAGGTTGCGGTCTTAATCATCGTTCCGGAAAGGTTTGGGGAATATGGATCCATCAGACGAATTACTTCCTGGTCAATAAATTTCTGAGTCTTTCCATTTACCACAATACCGCGCTCTTGGCACAGCTGAGCAATAGATTTCATTTGAAGCCTGTAATTCATAGTATCACCTACTTACACATGATCTGATAATGCTGCATATTTAAGCTGCCATAGAGCTTACCATCTGCCACCGTCACGGTATAAACATCGTGCTCAGCTTTAAGAGCTGTCAAAGATGCCGATATCGTAGCCTGAGAAGTATTATCAAACTCAGTCAATACTTCACCCTTAATAACCAAGTCCTTGCTCGTGGTGAATTTCACATTATCCGGAGCATTGCCGGCCGGAATAAACACCTTCACGGAATCAGCCGAAGTTAAACCGGTCTTTTCAATGTTGCTCTGCTTCACTTCCTGCCAGAACACTCCATGAATAACCGATCGGGCAAATTTACCGTCCTTGCTCTGTGAATAGAGCGTCATATCTGCATTGGCAAGCATCAGCTGCACCCCCGATACAGGAGGCCTGTCATAGCAAGCCAGTTATAGACAATACTCCGGACTGATACGTTCAGTAGCTTCTCTTTGGCTTCCGGGCTTACATAGGATACGGAATATTCACCAACCTTCTCCGATGCAATTCCTTTGGTATCTTCCAGATCTGCTTTGAATAATGCCTCGGCAACCTCACAGCAACACATCTGAAGTTCATCAAGAAGAGCTACTGCTTCATCCACATTGTCACCGGTGAATTGCTTTATCCTCTGTGTGGCCTTCCGGGCATACAAAGGGAAAGAGGCGGCATCAATGACCGCCTGCTTACCCTGCAGATATTTAGTTGTATAATAATCTAACGTGGTATAGCTAATCATCAATACCGCCCTCCATGTTTAGTCTTAAGCTACAACAGTAGACTTGTGCAGGTAGATACCGGATACCTTATTCTCATAAGCATCAGCAATACCTACATTTCTGTAGCCATATTTCCAAGCATCTGCATCCTGATTCACTTCAGGAGATATGATCTTTGGAGCAACTCTCTTCTGGAACTGAATAGCAGCTGACTTCTCTACAGTAAGGAAGTTGATATCGTTTGCTCCGACCTTTCGAATGTAACCGCCCACAGTCTGACCTTCTGTCTTTCCATCATACTGTGTGATCCCGGTGTAAAAACGGCTCTGAGGGATCTGTACAATTCCTGCGAAACGCTCCAGCACCTTAGCAGACTTCGTTGTGTCCTGATCCTGAATAAGGCCATAAAGGGTAGGAGTGATGAATAAGTATCTGGACTGAGTATCAACCTCATCCTCATCCATTGTATTGGTTGCCGCCCTAAGAGCTGCGATAACTTTAGCAGAAGTATCAAGCACAGCTGCATCTACGGTTGAAATACCTTCAACGCCAGCATATGTAGCCATACGGAAAGCATCCAACTCAGGTACTACTTTGGTACGGATAAATTCAGCTGCAAGCTTACCGAATGCAATTCCCATGGTCTCCTGATCGTCTAATACATCGATCTGGAACATACGACCACGATCAAAATTACATTTCACAGTCTCAAATTCAACCTTTGCATCACCTGATACATAGCCGCCGCTTCTAGCGTATTCGCCAAGACCGTCCATGCTGATCTTAGGGATTACAATTTCATTCGCATTCTGTCCCTGTCTTGCTAATTCATTAGCACCATCCAAAATGGATGTCAGAGATGCGTTTTTGTAAATCTCATCGAGTAAGGGGGAATAACTCTTAAAGAGCTCAATCATATTTGCCATAATTAAATTACCTCATCTTTCTTTTATTTTTCCGGAGGCAAGCCCATAATCGCTCTCATGGATGCCATACTGGTATCACCTGCAGGAGGATTGTTTCCAGTGGGCTTAACTCCTTTGTTAATGGGTTCATCCGAGCCGAATAAGTAGTCGTTCTCGGTTTTGACAGCTTCAAGAGCTGCCTTAATATCTTCTGTTTGGTTCTTGCTGCCCTTCAGTGCTTCGACATCCAATAAAGCCTTTACCGCTTTACTGTTCTTTGCGCCTGTAGTAGTGATATGACCATCCAGTAGAGCATTGAAATCTCTGTCTGCAAGATCTTTTTGGTACTGATCATCTTTATCCTTAAGGGCTTTATTGAGCTTATCAATCTCACCTTTAAGGTTATTTACATCAACACCTTCGAAGCCCTTCAAAGTCTCCTGGGCTGTGTCGAGCTGTCCTTTGTAGTTATCACGATCAAGTTCAGCTGCAACAGTTTTCTTCTGCTCAGCTGCAATATCCTTGCCATTAAGCTTCTGGATCTCTGCAATTTGCTCCTCGGTCAATCCGAGTGCTGTTAAATCTTCTTTCTTCATGTATCTATCTCCTTTTCACTTATAAGTTGTTTTAGGTGTTTAACTATCCACCAGTGACCGACTGTTTAAGGTCTAATCATCTGACCAAGGGTATAAAAATAAGACGTTTAACCCAACGTCTTCAAGGGAGATAAGCCGGATCACCGCCTTTTAGGGTATAAAAATACCACCTACCGTAATGATAGATGGTATCTAATCTTCTACTATTTCAAACATATCTTTGGGATACAAGTAACCCTGAAGTTCTTCATCTTTATCGTATCCCTCTTCATCAATTACCCGGTAACAATCATGTTCTTCTCCAAGACATTCGTAAACTTTACCGTTTAACATGACACAAGGATCACTTTCACCAAGAAATTTAACCTTCATCAAAATACCTCTTAGCTTTCATTTTAATACGATCTGTCTTATCAGATTCAAACCAATGAAGTTCAGCATGACGGTTATTGCCCTTTTCATCAATAACAAAACCATCTCCTCTGGTCTTTTTCCACTCGCCTGCAGGAACATTATACTGCTTTTCAAGAAATTCAGCAACATCAATTTTCCTATTTGTCCCTTTTCCTGCAAAGGTAAAGACTTTTGTTATCTCAGTACCTTCAACCAGTTTGGAGTAAGTCCCATTTGGAAGCCTGACTCTATAATTCTTTGCGGCTGCGCCTACACTTTTATGGATGCCAATATCTCTCTGCTTTACAACCATAGCAATCTTGCCAGATACCATTCTACCAAGCCCATCCATGTAAATTCTCTCTTTTTGTTGAGGAAGTCCCATTTTTTCAGAGAACATTTTATATTGCTGCATAGTACCCTGATATTTTGCTTTTGCAAAGATGATTTCTTCCTGAATTGCTCCGCCGTTCTCCAGAAGTTTTATCTTTTGTCTTTGAGTTCTCATAAGTGTTTCAAGCTGCCTCTGCCTTTGCGTAGCTTCGTAGGCATTGTATTCCTTGCCATTGAACTCTCTTGGTTTATTCTCCTGAGCATTCATATCTTCAAGCTGTTCATCAGTGTATTGCCTCTCAGAAATCCCATCGATAAACGGATAATAGGAATGATAGCAGTTCCATCCCATTAACCCCGGACCGGTACCCAAACCACAGATATCTCGGAGCTCCTTCCGGGTGTAGACTCTTCCTTGCCATACCTGATGCTCAGGCCTTGCTGTACTGTGCCAGGATACCTCAAACTTATCTGTTCCGAGCTCATCCGCATTTCGCTCGTTAATGTGACTTGTCACCTGAGTTACGCCAGACATTAGAGCTCTACGTGCTGCTACCTCTACCCGGTTGCTCCATCCAGTAGAATAATCCACCGTTCTGAGACCACTCTTAGTCATTTCCTGAACAATCTTTTTCAGGGTACTATTATAGTCAAAGGTTCCATCTGTAATACCTACTACTGCTGTATCAAGTGCACGCTGCAGGTATTCTGATAGAGGAGTGAATACCGTTTTACCACCCATTTCAATAGTGAATCCAAGTGTCCGAGTGATATTAATCATCTGTTCTTTGGTCTGAGTGATAACCGACTGTATCAGCTGCTGAAGCTCTGCATTTTCCTTAAACGGAATGAAGTCTTTACCGACTGCCGTATATATTTTCTCATCCCTGGTATAACCGGATTGAATAGCACCTTCATACAAATTACTAATTTCTTCATCAGATAGCTTTAGTGCCTGCTGTATCTGCTTCTGTATGTATTCTGTACTCTGTCCCATCTGCACCAGTCTAAATATCTGCCAGTCTGCTGATCGGGTGATCTCATCATTAATTCGGATCCGGCGAACGATATCTTCCATGGTTCGCTGCTGGAGTTCCAGCATTCTACGTTCCAGTTCAATAGGCATCTGTTCAAGTTCGGAAGGTGTAAACATCTCTTATCACCTCCTAACTTAGCAGCCATATCTTAAACCACTCCGGTAAATTGGTGCTCCAAATGCTTTTTGTAATCCATAGGCTAAAGATAATTACCAGAATAAATAAAATTACATATAAAATCGTAGCAATAATTCTTTTCATATAACCCTCCTATGGAATAATCTCCGCTGGCTCATTTATCATCTTGGCAGCTGTCTTTTCATCCTCATGGTACCACTTCATACGGTATTCGAGTAATGTCATGGCGCCGATTGCCACATCTGCCTTATCCTGAGCTCTCTCAGTTTCTTCATCCGTCAGTATGCTGTCCTTAAAATCACATACATACTCGTAACCGCTGGTTGCAAGGCTGTTATAGAAAGCCAAGGCATCCACTAGATCGCCTAGGCAGTCACGAAGATTGGTTTGGATGGCGGTTACTGTGTTGTACTTTCTTAGTTTAGCCGCTCTTACTTCAGTAGCTGTCTTCTCTATCGTTGCCGGGTTAGACAAATCACCATAAGCCAAGCCAACACCAAACTCAATATCTCGTTTATATTCTTCCAGTCCATTAATAAACGACTGTTCCCGCATTTCTGGGGAGAATGTATCAAAAAGCTCTTTGCCATCATTACCGGCCTGAACATCAACTGCCCTGTATAATCGTTTATTAAGCTTGGGAAGTTTTCTTTCACCGGTAACCTTATCTGTTTTAAATGCCGCAGGATCTACATGGACAGCTCTTTCACCTGATTCAAACTCCCAATCAAGCCTACCAAATTGTATATCTGCTTTCTTAATTGTGCTAATCTTCGGATCAAATATGGAAACTCCATTAAATGAACCATCTATGGTATTTTTGATAGGATTCCGGTAATATCCGAAGTCTGGCTTCGGGAATGGGTACCATATTTCAGATACCAGGTCAGCCCAATCTTCAACATCTGTAAGAGGTATTTCACGACCTAGCTCATTAGCATTTCTAGCATGATAAGCCTTGTTAGTTATAGTTAATCCCATTTTATCGACTGCATGATACTCAAATCGTCTGTAGATATCATCCTCTTTAGTTTGCTTAGTCTCGATAAAGACAACCTTCATCAGACGACCTCGACTGTCAAACTCAATCGGGATGAAATTATCTTGGGTAACATACTCGACCTTGTCTTCTCCAAGCGGCTTAATAACGAATGCACCTAAAGCTAATCCGCTCTGTAGGTTCTCATTCAGATCCTGAGTGGAGGTCTGATATATCTTATCGAGCTTCACATTAGTAACTTTCGAGGTCATTTCATTAAGAGTTACATTAGCGAATTCTCTGACGATACCCTGCTCTAGCCGGAGGGAGTGTACCGCATCGTTATCCACCCAGTCGGCTTCGCCTTTGTACATCCTGCCCCAAGTCTCAATCTTGTTGACCATGATATCTGTTATGGCCGGTTCAATGCCAATGACTTGCTTAACGTTTTTTATTGGAAACATTCTTCTGATCACATCCTTTACGAATTTTACTATTCGTTCAAACAATACTCATCACCTGCCTTATTGCCCCCTTCTCTTCCAGATCGGGTTCATAGCATATCGAACCATATCAATTGCATGGTTATCTTTATCAGGATAGCCACTGATCACATTGCCTTCCTTATCCCTCTCATATTCATAATTGAGGAACTCGTCAGCTGTATGAGGGCATCTCCGATTGTCAATAACAATTTCTTTCAATGACTGCAGCCACTTCATGGAGTAGTCAACTGATCCGGGACCTTTCTCAGCTCCTCGGGCTAGAAAGCCATACGAACGATAATCACCAACTGATTTTTCCTCTGCGCTATCGCAAGTGATAAGATCATTCTCGGTAATACCAAGTTCTTTAAGCTTATCGGCTGTCTGCTTATTGGACTGCTTATTGCATCTATGCTCCATGAAGATAAATAGCCTCATCCTAGCAGCATCATAATGCATCCTGCCGAAGTGATAAGGATCCGGATACCATCCCCAGTCAAGGCCGTTATATAACCGGTCAAACTGTGCAATTTCCTTGTCAGTGATTTCTCTAATAACAACATTGTCAAATACATTTCCACCGGTGCCATTCGCAATGCCCATGTACTCATTTTCATAGGCGACTGGATTAACATCTTTCAAGAACTCGGCTTCATCTAAGAATGGTTTACCAAGCCATTTCTTCGGAACATCCAGATATGTGCTATGAACAACCAACCTAGTCGCTTTCGGGATCTTGATATATTTGTTAGCCCAGTTATTTGCTGACTTCGGAGGGTTGAAGGACTTGAAGATATAGGCCCTCTCACCGCCACGGATAACTGATTGTTCAATCTTTCTTATTGCTTCTTCCGCTGTATTATCTGCGCTGCCTTTAAATTGGTCTAATTCTTCCAACCATAGGATAGCTATGTATCCGAATGGTACCTTGATTGACTTAACCTTTCCCGGATCATCAGCTCCACGGAAGTAAATCTTCTGGCCGGTGTTCTTTCTAGTAATCTCCAGAGGGCTCACCGTACAATGGAACTCATCTTCTAAGCCCAATGCTGATATAGCCCATAATATCTGCTGATATACAGAGGTACGGAGCGTATCAGCAACCTGCCTCATAACTACTGCATGAGTATCTTCATGCTTCATGAGCAGGTCGATAACTTCGAGCGAAACAAAAGAGGACTTGGTTGATCCACGTCCTCCGGGAAATACATATTCGTTATAGAGCTGCTGCTCGATATCATGTACAACCTTAATAAAGGCTGGAGCAATCATCGAAGCAGGGATTCCGGTATATTTAACACCATCAGAAGGATTGTCTGGCTCTATCTTCTTGCGCTCCAATTCGAGCTTCTGATTATCATTATTAATCTTATGCTCTTGCATCTTTGCATCAGATGTAATTGAGTATAATTCCTTAATATTCTTAAGCGAGGAAGTGACAAATAATAAGCCCTGTTTATCAACAGGACCTGCCATAGTATCTATATGTTCCTCTTCATCGATAACTTCTTTTGTTGGCTTCCCCGGAGCAGAAGGCTCAGTATACTCAATCACTTTAGTCTTCTTCTTATTTGTTACGAGATAAGTCTCTAATTCACCTAGTGATTGCTTTGCCTTATCGGCTGCTATATCAGTTATCTCAAGAAGTTTTATAATGCGTTCAGCATCTTTATCGGCAGATTTATCGAGTAGTTTTTGCTTTGTTTTTTCTTTGTATTCTCTTCTTTGATCACTCCACTTATTTTTAGCAGACTGATCAAATATAGTTTGCAATGGAATATTATACTTTTCTGATAAATCTTCTAGGCTGCATGGGCTCTTTCGGATATCAGTAACGTATTCCTTCTCAATCTCAATCCATGATATATCATCCGAACGTTCGCTTTTCTTATCCGAGCGTTCGCTATCCCATTTATGAGTACTCTTCCACCTGCGGACTGTGCCTTCCGGAAGATTTAATTGATTAGCTATTTC